TCTGAGCCAAACATCATGAATAACCCAGCTTTATCTTTTTTGATATAGTCTTTTAAATCATCTATACTCATTGGGTCCCCATCATATTTAAGACCTTCTCTTAACATGAACTCTACCAATGACCAGTACTCATCTACCATTGATGGAAATATTTCAAGCACATCGACTTGTTTTTTTATTTTAGTTTTGTTTGCTTGCATTTAATAAATCGTAAACTCTTTTAAATTTCTTTTGTTGATCATAAAAGAAGTCAGCTCCTGCTTTTCTCATACTTTTAAAACTCTTAGGATCTGCTCCCGATAAAATACCTGCACCTAATACTGCATCTGCTCTAGATACAAATTCACCATCAGCTAATTGTGCAAGCATTGTGTCTTCATCTTTATCACCGTTACCGGCACCATCTTCTACATAACCAGTTGCTCTCATGTAGTTGTTAGCATCGTTTTCATCTCTATTAGATTTTGATGGTAAGTATGTTACTCCACCTTCATTAAATTTTTTTACAACTTCAGCTAATCCACCTTCATTTGCATAAAACATATTTGAACCATACACATCAGACATTGCAGGCATAACATTTGTAGCAGGAACAAATGCTCCTTCTAATTGTGCAGATTGTTCTGCGTATGCTCTTTTATAATCTTCTTCTGTAAATGGTTGTTTAACTGGTTCTTCTTCTCCTTCTAAAAACGGAAGTAATGTTGCAGCTGTAGTTACTTTACCTAAAGTACCCATACCTCTAAACCCAGAACCAGATTCTTTTATGTAAGTTGCGATATCTGCTTCCGTTGCATCTTTACCTAAAGCTTTTATAGCTTCTGCTCTTGATACGTCTGGTTTACCTACTAATGCAGATATACCTTTACCTGCAGTAGTTCCACTTAATCCTTCTAATGTTGGAGCTATTTGTCCTACACCTTTACCAAAAGATTGAACCCCTGGTATACCTGCCATACCAGCAAGTTGTGCACCACCCCCTAATAGAGCTGCACTTTTTAATGCACTTCTTGTGGATTTACCTCTAAGTTTTTGTACGCCAAATGTGGCTAATGCAATTGTAAATGGATCCATAGTCTATTTCTCTAATTATAGACAATATTACCATTTTACTTAGGTATTATCAACTCATCGGCAAAGCGACCTTCGTATTGGTGCTCTCCAATATGAGCAATAGGATCATCGATAAATGCATAACATTTACCCCCTATATCTTTCCATAATTTACAAAATGAAAAATCTTCACCTAAGTAAGTCTTTGTTTCAGGATCGTGGATCGTGTCAAAAAAATTCCACATATTAGGTTCTTCAACATATTTACCATTAATAACTGTTTTTTGTACAATACCTTTGTCTGGGTATTCTTTAATCATTTTTTCAAATACTCTTCTATGTATTAACATACATCCAGTTGGGCTATGAGTTACTTCTATTACTCCCCTATCAACTGTAATATTATTAGTATCTTCTACTTTCATGGGGTATGTATGCAACCATTTTCTAATATCATCTGGCTTATTAATTTTACCTTCATTCCATTTTTGAAATGCTTTGTCCCATCTTAAAGTTTTTAATGGATATGGAATTGATATAACGTCTTTATCTCTTTCTATCATTTTAAATATAGATTCTGCATTAAATAAAATATCTGAATCTATAAATAACAAGTAATCCATTTTTGATTCTAAAAATCTAGCTACACATAAATTTCTACCTTGTGTAACTAAAGACGATTTCATTATTTGAAAAGCTACATCTACTTTTTTATGTATACAAACTTTTTGAAATTCTAATAATCCTTGAGCATAATGTATTGAACAATCACTATGTACTGGTGTTGCAACAAATATAGAATAAGGTGCTTTATCTAATTCTAGTTTTACAGGTTTGTTGTTAATAGTAGATTTATTATCTTTCCAAAGGGGAGCAATTTTCTTTTGGTAAGGTTCAATTTTTGGTCTAGGTTTAATATTAACTTCTTTTAGTGTTTGATAAGTATCTTCGTTTACGTATGTTTTATTTTCGTTCACTTAAAACTCCTGTTAAAAAATTTTTCCATTCCATACCTTTTTTGTTCCAATTATAAAATCTTTTATAGAATTTTTGTTGTTCATCTAAATGTTCTTGAATAAAAGATTCATGCAAGTACTGTGATGCAGTTGTAATAGCCGATGCAGTAGCTATAGCCATTTGTTCATAGTTATTAGTATAGTTTACATACACAGGCCATTCTGCACATGTTTCATATAATGCCCCATAATTATTTGTAATAACATGTACACCTGCTGCTAATGCTTCCATAGCTGATACACAGGATGTTTCTTCAAATGTACTTGGGTAAACATATAAATCATAGTCGGTCATATGATTTAAAATATATTCATTTGTTTCGTATCCAATATAATTTACATTAGGTAATTGTTTTGCTTGTTCATACAAAGGTTTAAACTGATCATCATTTTGTTGTTTAAACGAGTCTCCATAAACTTGTGTAGATGAATAAACATCTAAAGTAATATTAGGATCTTTAATTTCTTGCATTGCTCTTAACAATACGTTTAACCCTCTCCATGGAGTATTATGGTGTAATATTTTTATAGGTTGTCCTTTTTTATAAGGTCTTCTTGCAGGAAAGTTGTTTATACCATTTTTAATAACTACACACCTATCGGTAGGTACATCAAAGAAATATCTAAACTTTTCATAATTCCAATGTGAATTAAATACATACCAATCATATTTTTTATGATTGTTTTTATCTGCAAACCATGGTGCAAGATTAGGTTGATCGTAAGAATTTTTTTGCCAAAGTATATTTAGTTTATTAGGATCTAACGGTACCTTACCCGGTACTGAAGTGCATATCTGGACTCTGGATAATAATTCTTTATCAACATGTTTTTCTAACAACTCTTGTTGTATTTCAGTTGCACCTCTCGGTTTCATTATTTTTTAGTTTTAGCACCCATTGAAACTCTAGTAACTTTAATCTCAAGGTCTTGTCTAAAATCTTCTTGAGTTGTATCTGTATTAGGATCTAGAACATCAGCTTGAAATTCATCCTTAGACGCATAAACTTTACCAGTTCTCTTATGTCTAATAATTTCTTTTGCTTCAGCAGGTATTTTTGGTAAGTCACTCATAATGCAATTTTATATAATATATTAACGACCTTGTCTAGCATATTTCTTAAAATCTCTTTTTTCCGATTTTGATAATGATTTTTTATGACGTCCTGGACGTTTCCTAGGTTTTGGTCTTGGAACAAAGTGTGTAAATTTTTGTTTAGCCATTTTGATCTGATCTATTTATTTCTAAAATAGATACCACAGCTGAAACTGCATTACTAGTACTACACTCAATATTTAGTGTATCGCTTTCCTCAAGTATAATTGGTCCTTTAGCAATGTTGCATATCGTAGGACCCGAGATAGATGCATAAGCTATTTGAACGGTAGATGTAGATGAACTATCTGTAATACTAGCTTTTAGTACTTTTGATCCAGACTCATTTGTGACTTGTATGTTTTGAATAATTGCACGTGAGTTAGATGGTGAAGTATACACTGTCACTGCTGCAGTAGTATTAGGATCATAGAAAGCGTTTTTATAAATATTTGCCATTATGTTAAATCAACCCATTTTAATGTACCACAAATGTCATCACCATTTGATGCACCTTTAGCACAAAGTGTTATTGTATCAGAAACTCCCGCAATTGTTTGTCCTAATTGATAGTCAAAGTTAAAGCCATCTTGAGCAAATCTTAAACTATTTGCACCTTTACCAGATAAATAAGCTTGTCCAATTATAGTTCCACCAGTAATTGTTTTAGTTCCTGTTAAATCATATTCTACATTATCAGAATAACTTGTGTATGAAAATGCTGTAGATGGCGTAGCATTTCTTATTAATTTTACTTCAAAATCAGAGTTAGATATTGCAGATGCTGCAACATCAATTGGGATAACAACAGCATAAGGTCTAGATGACTTTAATCTTATAGTTGCCAAATTATAAAAAGTTCCAGCAGTAGTTAAGTTGACACCACCTAATGAAGCAGTTCCAATTGATTGTCTTAATCCAGATGGAGGATAACCTCCTTCAATTATACAAGTTGAACATACTTGTTGTAATACAGCTGCACCTGAAATAGTTCCTGTAGTTTCTATTTCATATCGTATAGGTAAGTTTGCAGTTTGCATATAAACAGTATCTAGACTATTTGCATTTAAAAATGTATGAGCTGTAATAAATTTTCCATCAATAACAAATCCAACTCTAACAGATCCCATACCTAACCATTCATAATCAGTAAACAAAATAGTTGCTTTAGTTGGATCTAATGTATAACCTGATTCACCTGTACCATCTAACTTATCTCCATTCCAAGAAGATTGAGCAACATCATTATCAACTGCAGATCCTGTTACATAAGTACGTCTAACTATTTGATAACCTGTTCCTGTGTCTTCGAAAAAGATTCCATTGTTTGCATCAAATGTACCAACACGTTGTTCTAGTCCAGATTCTTGTGCATTCATTACGAATGTATTTAATATTAATAATGATTTACCAGGTTGATAACTCATTACTCTTTTAGATTGTCTAATTACTTTGTCACCACTAGCTGTGGTTACGTTTAAATTAACTGTAGATTTATTAGCAGTATAAGTAACTGTCCCTGATCCTGTTAAAGATTCATCAAATAAATTATTCTTTGACATTACATTGGCACTGTCAAATATAGTAAGTGGATTAGAAACTCTTAATCTTCCAAATGCATCATAAGCGGTAGACCCATCTCCACCACCAATAACTGTGGGTTCTACATTGACGTTGTTACATCCTTGGGACACTAACAACCCCCTCTACTTAAATACCAAGTTTGTCTTTCTACTTCTTGTCTAAGTTCTTCTTGAAATGTTGTATTCAACTGATCTTTAACTGTACGAATAGCTTGTGCTATTTGTCTTTGGTTTTCAGAAGTATATTGTGGAGTAGGTTCTGGTATGTTTACGTTTATCTTTGCCATTATCTCATTCCATCAGGTTTAACATCCGCTCTAAAAGTTCCATATCTCCAGTTTTCATCTGTAGATGTATTAGCAACTTTTATATTAGCAAATCTTGATCGTGCTCTAGTATCTACTTTTTCTGTCGAACTTGTAACAGTAAAAGGTCCGAGAGGCGAGGATGTTGCAGTATCAGCAGGGTATCTTCTTAAATTAATCGTGACTTGTGCATTACCAGTTAGTATCTTAAAGTCTGGAATAAATCTTTTAATACTCATAAAGAATTGACCATCGCCTCCTGTAGATAAATCAAAATCTCCAGATTGTATAAAAGCAGGTATAGCTGTTTTATTTCCTAACGCATCTACTTCATTGTTACCAACTTCATGTGCGTAATATGTTGAAGCACCGTTAGCATTTGTTACACCTTGTATTGTTGGAAAGCTCGGTGTCCCTGATCCGTTGAACTGTGTTGCGTATGGATTATCATACAATGTCGAATCATGCCAAGACGTTCTTGCAAGTGATCCTGTTGTCCATGTGTTTTCTGTATAGTTATAAGTAACTACTCTATCAACAGATGTCGATCCAGATTTTGCATAAAACCAACTTATCTCTTCATATAAATGATTAAGTCCTGCATAAACTATTTCACCTGCATTGTAATTTATTCCAAGATTATCTCCTTTATTTGTAAATACAAAATCTTCTACTAAACAAGGTACTGATTTAACGGTACCATCATAAACAAAAAATCCACCTGCTTGACCCATCCACCAAACTGCTCCATTCACATATTTAATTGCATGTTGTCCAATCGCACCACAATTACTTCCTACTTGTCTAATAGAAAATGTAAATGGTGGTCCTACAAATTGCATTACATATGCAGAGGTATCAGTAAGAATTAAAATATAATCTTTTGCTTTAGCTGCTCCTACGATTTTAACACCAGAATCTATTCTAAATGTACCTGCAGTATTAATTGAGGTAGGAGTGTAATCTGAAATATCTTCTTGATCAGAAAATCTAATAAACATTTTATCTTGGGTTGTCGGACTACCGATTGTTGTTTCAGTTCCAAGCATAATTAAATGTCTATCTCTTTCAGATACAATAGACATAACCGATCGTGTTGGTGCACCACTAACAACTGTTGCTCTTGTTGATAATGCTGCAGGCACTGCAGTAATTGGATCCCATTCAAATGTTTTACCATTTTTAATTGTTGCAATAAGTTTTTGTCCAAAGTGATCTAATGACCATGATGCAGGATCAAGGACAACGTTTGATGTTCCAGATGCTTCTCCCCATTCACCAGAAGACCAAGTATCTGTTCCCCAACCATAACCATAGGTTTGATCTACGGGTCCTGGTTTTATGTATGGATTAACTGTTGCTGATCCACTAGCAGATGTAGTTGCTGTTGCGGCAGATGCCATTGTCACTGTAAAGGTGTCTGCATCTGGTACAGATATAACTTCAAATGTATTTGTTTCAAAATCATCCGCTACATAACCTGCACCAACTGGTGGAGTCACTGATGTGAATGTAAATAAGTCTCCTACTAATAACCCATGAGATGTTTTGTTTACAGTTACAGTTGCAGAAGTATTTGTTGTATCAAACGTACAACTCGTTAATGCTGTATCTAAAGGTGTTATATCGTAAAATGCACCTTCATAATAAATAATTAAAGCCTTGTGTGTACCGATAGCTGCATATTTTCGACCATCTAAATCAGACCATACAAGTTGTTCTCTTGCAGCGCCAACTAATGTTTGATCAGTAATCTGTTGCCAACCTCCTATTTTTTCAGGTAAACCGTATCTAAATCTAACAAAATCACCATCAGTCCACTGACCCTCAGCTCCTGTTGCGGTTACTTGTTTGTTAAATCCAGGTCTTATTTGTACGTTTGTTAAAGGCATAAAAGTATTATACCTCATTATAATAGATATTAAAATAGCATTGAATATTTAGGTATTTTAATTTAATTTAAAATTATTTTTTTGGTTTATTACCTATTATTTTAGTATCACTAAAAGTCACTATTTTTTTTGTTTTTTCATCTAAATTATTATTAAATTCAACACATATTTTTACTAAATTATTAGCAAAATGTTTAAGAAATTCTGGGCTTAAATAAATTTTTTTATGTTCTGTTATTATTTTAATTTCTTCTTTAGAAAAAACTATATCACAAGAACCGTCTTTTTTTTGATCAAACCTCATTCGGTCCCCCAATATTGTCTTTTGTCCATATAATATTCTTTGTTACTACCTTCTGCATCTACATAATGTAAAAATGTTTGAAATTGATAATCTCCTTTAAATTCTTCTCTCCAATGTTCTAATTCACAACCTAAATAAATAGCAGCATCTCCTTTATTTAAATTTAAAGGAGTGCCCTCGATAAATATTGGCCAAGGGGTACCGTCTCCTTTAATATTAACAGTAACACTTATTTCACAAGAAGGTCTATCTTTATGTTTTTTTAAATCAGCATATTGTGTGTAACATCTCCAAAAAGAATATGTAGGTAATAATTTTTTTCCAGTTTCATTTTCCATTAATAATTTTTTCTTTAACATTAAAGAATCTGTTACAGTGTCTCCATAAAAACTACTAGCTCCAACATTACTTTGTTTGAAATCAAAACTATCCATATTTGTTCTATGTTTAATTTCACAATAAAGAGCAAGTAAATCTATTTCATCCTTAGATAAAAAATTTTTAATTACCTTATATTTAAAATCTTTTCCTATGATGCCCATGATACAACCGAATACCTTTCTCCTTTTGTCACTGGCATTACTGAATGAGGGTATAAAAAATTACTAGGCCATATTATCATTTTATTTTCTTTTTTACTTATTTTAGTTACTTTATATGAGTTTGGATATTGAAAAACTAATTCCCCTCCTTCATAATCTTCATTAACAAGAAAAATACAACTATATGCTCTAGGAACAGTTCTATTATAATCTGTGTGAAACTTGTAATGACCTCCTTGACCATATTTCAAAATTTGAATATCATCAACTTTAAATTTTTGAAAAGAATTAATTTGTTTTTGATAAAGTTCTACAAAAAATTTAAAAAAGTACTGTAAAATATTAGCCCAATGTGCTTGAGTTAAACTTTTTGTGTTTATATTTTGTATGGGCCACGTACTTGTTTTTCTTATTAAAGGTCTAACAACTTGTTTAACTATTTTTTTATTATCGTCAATAACTCTAGCCTCTTCAAAATTTTTATAATTTATGCAAATTTTTTTAAAATTTTTAAATATTTCTTCAGGCATAGCATTATCAAACTGCAATATGTAATCATGTAAGTCTGTTTCTACTTCCATGATTTTTTTGACCAAAATTTTGTTTTATAATTATTAATCACCTCTGTAAAAGCAAAAAATTGTGATTCTTTTCTTTTCTCATGATTTGTTTCAGTTATTTTCATTTTCCATTGTTCTCTTTTAAAAGGAATAACTTGAACATAAGGAGTCCCTTTTTTAATAGTTGTTATAAGACTGGGATACTTATCTCCATTTAAAACAATTGGAAAATTTATTTCCAAAGGAAATGAATCTGTATCTACTATTCCAGGTATTATAGAAAACCTATCATCCGTGTTATTCATTGGAGGCAAAAATAAACAAGAGTACCCAGGAGGTGTTTTTATAATCCAAGGATTAAGTATTTTATGAATTTTAAGATTTTTATTTTTTTCTATCAAAGGGGATCCTTTTAACTGGTCTACTCCATGTAATTCTTTTTCCATATAATAATTTAAATTTATTTTACTAGCAAAATCATTTTTTCTTTCCTGTCCTGAACAAGAACCTGTATCTAAATTACCTTTTTCATTATTAACATTGTGTTCCAAATAATAATTAACAGGCATTTTTAAAAGATAACCTGTAGTTAATGTATCTAAAAAAGGCATACAACCTTTTACTGTTTTTTTAATGACAGTATGTTTTAGTTCTTTAAACCATTTTGGAATATTTAATTTAATTGGAATAGGTAAATATTCTTTATTATTTTCAATAAATTTTGAGTTAGCAGAAAACTCTATAGTTTTTTCAAACATATAGACCTATTATCAGTGATTAAGGTATTTGTAAAGAGTGAATGTAAGTTATTGAATTTTCTTCGCAGTATTCTTCCCAAGATTTATTTAATGGAAAAGTTATAGTTGATGTATCAAAATTATCTAGTGTGTTATAATAACTATTTATAGTTGAGTAAAGAATCTTATTGTTGTTGTTAGTATTGGGATTTAAAAAAGCTGTTATTAATTCTTTTAAATTATTAATATAATTTTTTAAATTTTCTTCACTTTCAAAACTATTAGAAACATCTGTAAAACTAACAGTGTTTCCAGAAATAGTTGCAACAGTTTTATTTTTCTTGATTTTTAAAAAATCTGCATCACTTATATTTATAGCTTCCGCAGGTGGAAAAAATGTGTTTAAATCATTTTTTTCATTTTCATTAGCTGCTATTTTAAATACATTATTATTAATAGTGATTATATAAGCCATTAAATACCCCCATCATCAAAAAAAGTTAAATGACCTTTACCACCAGAACCTCCTACTGGTCCAGCATTTGCTACGCCATCTCCAGCTAAATAGCTAAAACTCGGTAAGTTAAAATCAGCACCTGGAGCAGATCCAGGGGTACCGTTATTAGCAGGGTTATTTATTTCAGCAGGTCCAGCACCGTTACCACCATTAACAGTAAATAAACCTGATACTGATGTTGCTCCACCTGCATTACCTCCATTTGGCCCAAGAGTATTACCCGCACCACCTATATTATATGAATAAGGAGATCCTCCTGTAACAGAACCGCTATAGAATCCGTATGCACCTGAGCCACCAGATCCTCCGAGTCTAGCACTATTATTGGAAGGGTTTGACCCTCCTCCGCCTCCACTGGCACTATAAGCATAATAATTTGAAGCGTTTGCAGGTGGAGTTATAGTCCCTGAAGCAGGGCCGTGTTGAATTTTTCTTGGAAAATAACTTCCATCACCGCCAGCACCACTTGATGCAGCAGTAATTCTTCCATCAGCATCAACAGTAATATTTGCTGTTGTGTACGATGCTGCGATTACACCAGTTGAAATTAATTGATCTGAGCCTACAGAGTCTGTAGCTAATTTTGCTTGAGTAATTGTAGATTGAGCAATCTTATCTGCAGTCACAGCGGATGCAGCAAGTTTTGCTTCAGTAACATTTAAGTTTGAAATTTTTGCAGTAGTCACTGCGTTATTAGAAAGTTTTGCAGTAGAAATTGCAGCATCATCAATTTGTGCTTGTGCAATTGTTCCACCTAAAGTGTTTAATGCTATTTCATTTAAATTTGTTCCATCAGAATAAGCAGCAACGATTGCAGCTTCACCTGCAGTAAAACCTGTTCCTGAAACAGTTTTAATTGTTAAATTTGTTACACCAGTTACAGCAGATAAATCAATAATGTAAAATTTTTCAATTCCATTTGGGATAGTTACAGTTGATGCAGTTGTTAAAGTTCCAGTGAACTTTAAAATCATATTTCTTGCATTTGATAATGCAGCATCAGACATTGCAAGAGCAACTGTACCACCATCAGTAAGTGCTACCGCTTCGTAACCTGCAACTGCTTGTTGTATTAAGTTTAAGTTTGTATTTGTTTTATCACCCCATGTACCAGCGTTTTCGCCAGTGACCATTAGTTCGAGTTTTAGATCTGTTGAATAACTAGATGCCATAAATTTTGTCTCCTAAATAATT